TATCATTAGCATTGTGAACCGATGGTTCTATCAATTCACTTTTAACATCTCCTGAACTATAAAACGACATTGTATATATACTAAATATATAAAAATAAATAAAAATAAAATTAAAAAAGATTGTTTTAAACTGAAATTTGAGAATGGAAATATTGATACATAATATAAGCATTATTTGTTCCTGCCGATGATTTCACTTGAACTCCGAATTTCTGATTAGATAAATCTACAGCTTGTCCGAAATTTTGTCCTATACCAAAAACAGAATTACCCTTAATATTATTTGGGCTGACTTGATGAACTCCAGCCGATTTTAATGAATCTAAATAACCTTCAAGATATTCGCCGTATTCGTTCTGTGTATATTGTTGCATTATATTAGTAGCATCATTGAACATAAATTGTATTTCGTCAATTTTTGGGGGAACTTCTAAAGCAAGATTATCTGAAACAATTTGATTTTCTCTTGAGGCTTTTAAGAATGAAATAGAACAAGCATTACACACTGCTGGAACTCTTGAATTAATTGAGGCGTTAGAAGAATTGAGATTTTGTTTAATTGAAATAACTGAATTCATATTAACGGCTGGAACTGCTGAAGGATCTACACTCATATATGTTAATCTTAATTCACCAAGTTTATAGTTTGAGCCTAATATTTGCTTTGGTCCACATAGCACATTATCTTTTCTATTTAAATTCATTGATATTCTAATTTCATTACCTAATCGAGCCATTGGTAAATTATTGTCAGCACGATTGATTGCGATTAAGGGTTTAAATGAAAAGTCCATATCGACAAATGCTGGGGTGTCGCCTAAATCACTTTCGCCACAGCATTGGGCTACGGCTACATCCGTTGACACTGCTTTTAATTCACAAATTTCAGCACTATCATAGTAATCGCCTCGACTTTTACTTGCAGACTGAACCATATGAACAAATCGTCCGTAATCTTGATTTACATTTTCTACGATATTTCCTCCGATTTGAGTTTGGATTGAATCTATAATATTATGTATTCCCACACGCTTATTTAAATGAATTCTATCTGTAAAAACGGCTCTTGTATTAGCTGTTTGATTTACTCTTAATGTTCCTTCAATTCTAATTGAATTTCTTAAAATATTTCTGTCTGTAGATATAACAAAATCTACAGAGTTATATTCTTCAAATTGGGTTCTGTTGGCTTCCGGTTCGACTGAATGAAATATAGTAGGCATTTATATATATACCAAATATATTTATTTATGAATTAAAAAAAATTAAAATAAATTGATTTTATAAAATTGACTATATCTTTTTTAAAAAAAGTTTATTAGATAGTTTTTAATACTTCTTTATAGATATTAATTTCATTCACACCTGTAACATTTCCTCCAAGTGCCGAGGTATTAATTTCAAATTCTACAAGTTTCATCTTACCATTTTCAGGCAGACTTTCTTGAATATTATTTTTCTCTCCAACATTGTTGAATATTGGGGTTATTCTACTATAATCTATTTCTACAAGGCTTTCAAGAGGTCGTCCATTATTCAAATGGGCTCGGTCAAGCATAGCATAATAGAGAGGCGTATTTGGGACAATGTTTCTATCTGTAGTATTTTCATTATCTATAGATGTTCTAAATGATGTTAAGCCATTACAATCACTGTATAATCCACCGGTTTGTGATTTCACGCATACGTGAACATTAACTGCTTCCGGTTCAATTTCATATTGTCGTTTGAATGAGATAGTTCCTCCACCGAAATCCTTTTCAGTAGTAAAAGTAGTATATTCTAACATCGATGGTGCTGAACTTGGTCGAGAATTTGAACCTAAAGCTCGAAGTCTTAATTCAGCATTCGAGAGAGTAAGAGTTGTAGTTAAATTAGTATCCGCATTAAAAGGTGTGATATTACCATTCTCGAGCCCAGTTCCTGCAAGAATAGGTGTTTTTAATAGAGTTGTAATTCCTACTTTTTGTGTAGCTGGTGTATAAGTAATATCTGTAATAACTGTATTTACGGTGAAACCTGCTGAATTATTATCCCCAGTTAAAACAACAGGCATACCGACATAGTAACCTATATGTTCTTGATAGTCTTCATCGTATTTTTTTTCTAAAGTAAATGTTCCTTCGACTGCTCCAGCTCCGATATTGTCTACATTACCATTTTTTTTTTCAGCATTAGAATAGTGGTCCGCACTGAAACCTACATTAGTTGCTCCAAATAAATCCATCGCCATCTCTAAATTCAGACGACAACGACCTAATCGTCCTGTATCGAACACTTGAGTTTTACCTACATTTAAAATATCACTTAATGGAATTTTGACTTGTTTATTTAAATAACGCTGAACCGATGAACCTTGTTCGGCTGATACTTCAACCAATGGCGAAATAGCTCCGAAGGCTTCTTCAGTATTCACACCCATAACATTAAAAAATGATCCAGCGAGGTGGGCATCTTCACTTTCTTCTTTAATTTTTTGGTCTATTCTTAAAAGATTAACATCTCTTAATTCTTCTACTCTACCTTTCGCTTGACTATCCATTCGAGCATTTTTCACTAAAGAAACTGATGGTAGATAAAAACCACTAGTTCCAGCAGTTCCCACCTTAACAGAACCATTAATATTAAATATCGCCGTCGAGAAACCACCTTCAGTGCTACTACACGCCACTTTAGCATTTAAAAGAACATGACTTCTCGATAAATCATACATTTCCCCTTCAGGAATATCGAAGTCTAATATATTTTGACTAACTGATAAATCTTCACTTTGAACAGAGTAAATCTTAATAATTTTATCCATCTTGTATAAATACTATAAATATAATTTTTTTTGTATTCTATATTTTAATTTACACTTTTACTTTTTAGAAAAAGTTAAGCTCCTATTTGGAAACTTGTATTTGTTGCTAAATCTTCAGGTTTGGTTGATACGTGTCTTGCACCAAATAATCCACCAAGAAAAACACCAAGACCAACGACACCACTAATTACATCGCCTACCACATCTTCCGGTCCACCTAATTCAGCATCAGTTTCTCCTGCAGTAGATAATGCCTTTACTCCAGCCTCACCAGCCTTTTCACCTTCACTAACTGCAGACGATCCAGCACTCTTAAGAGCTTGAGATGTCGCATTAGAAACTACATCTTGTCCTTGACCTAATCCGACTTGTTTAGCAATTTGTTTAGTATTTTGTCCACCCAGCTTACCAGTTATAAGGTCTAATGCTCCGCCACCTACAGCCCCATCGTTAATAGAACCTATTTTACTTACTAATGATGATGCTTTTACAGCATCACTTTCTATACTTGGTTTGAAGAGTTTTAAATCATCTAAAGTTCTCTCTGTTTGATGTAAATTAAATTTATCTCTTGATAAAGTATTTGGAATTTCTTTAGATGTAGCAACTCTATCTTCCATTAAATCATTAAATTTTTGTCTGTATACTGGATGTAAACTATCTACTTCAGTTTTAAAACTATTTTCTAATAAAGGCTGTACTTTTGCAAATTCTTCATCTTTTATTTGGTTGATACTTACTGGGATTTCTTCACCGCTTCTAACTTCTCTTAAACTTCTTTCGGCTTGAGCTAAATTAAATTGCTCTCGTAATTGATCGTCAGGCATTTCAGCTTCGGTCGCCCCCCTTTGATTTAATAAGTCTGTAACTCTACCTTGCTGGGCTGTAGTTAATTTATCAAAATTATCTGATATTCTATCTTGAATTTTTTCTTCTTTTAAATTAAAATCGTCTGGTAATAAATCCGATATACGAGTCTTTATTTTTTTCTCTGGTTGCTGTAAAGTAAAACTATTTAATTTATTTGTAATATCTTCACTATTTTTGAATATTTTAGGTTTATCTTTTGCTAACTCGTCCATGACTCCTTTCGGACCGCTATTCTTAAAGGCTTGGACATATTTTTTTGCTCCTTCAACTGGAACTCCTGCCTTTTTTAACATCTTTTTAGTAACATCTTTTATAAGGTCATAAGAAGAATCCATAGCCACATTCTCGAAAGGGGCAGTAAATTCTAAAATTTTAGCTTTTGTTGCTTCAGTTTTTCCTTCTGCTTTTTGCTCGGCTTCGCCTCGTTGCTGTTGAAATGTTTGCAAGGTCTGTGTATAATTTAAGATATTATCCATATAATAATATGTATATATATTAATATATAATGAAAAATAAATTTAAATTGCGAATCATAAATGATAAAGGTGATAAGTTCGCTACTAAAAAAGATACTATATTTGATTTACCAATGAGATTACTTATAGTTGGAAAAACTGGATCCGGAAAAACGAGTACTTTAGTTTCACTACTTACTGACGACCAATTTTACAATAAAGATTTCAAGGGTGATAATATCTATTTATTTTCTCCTATGATAAATGATTATAAAATGGAATATTTAGTTGATAAGAAGAAAATCCCTGATTTAAATGTATTTACTGAACTTGATGAAGATATATTAAAAGAGTTATATGATAAATTAACTGAAGAATACAAAACCGCAGTTTCATTAAAAAAGAAACCTACTAACAAATTAGTTATTTTAGATGACTTAAGTTTTGATGGCTCATTACGAAAAGGTCTATATAATTCAGTTAATAAAGTATTTATGAACGGTCGAAAAAATCTTATTTCAATTATAGTAACATCACAACATTACACCCATATTAGTCCATCTTGTAGATCCAATAGTTCCGGAATGATATTATATACAATGTCTGATAAACAACTTGAATTAATTGCCGATGAAAACAATTATTTAGACACTAAAAAAGATTTTAAAAAAATGGTTAGAGATAGATGCAAGGAAAAACACGATATGATTGTTATTAATTATTCAAATAATAGAGGGGAACTATACCTAAATAGCGATTTCGAAAGAATTATAGAAGAAAAAGCGGATTAGTTGAAGCCACTATAATAATCTGTATATTATATAGATATTATCTACTATTTCATTTTTGTTTTATTCTTCTTATTTCTCTCTTTTTCTTAATTTTGTTTTATTATCTATTTAATCAAATATTAAATTATATTAAATATAATATGATTATATTAAATTATTCTAATGATTTTAAGACCATAATATTATTATTCTCTGATATGATAAAGAAATTGTTATACAAAGTATATGAAGGATTTAAATATTGTGTTGAAAGTTGAAATGAAAAAAAGTCGCAAATGGGTCGAAAAGTCGTTTCTTACAACAAATATGAAAAGTATTCGTGAAAAAATAAAAAACCGAAATAGTTTCAATATTTCTTGTAAAAAACGACCTTTTTGCAAGAAACGACCATTTTTAAAATTCAATTTTAATATAAAAAATCAGTTTTAAGACTAATTTGTAAAAAAAAAAAAATCAAAAAAAAGTCGTATTCTGCAAAAATATTTAAATCTAATCGAGAAATCTAATATTTAAATTACTTAAATATTACATATCCTATATATTATAAAATGGCGGAAATAGAATTTAATAAAGTGAAATTATTAATAACAAATTC